ATTGAGTTTGGGTCCCTAGTGTTTAAGTAGAGGACTTGGTGGGTTTCTTGGTCTTGCGAGACTTCTTTGGTTCCTGAATAACTTTTTCAACTTCCTCAACGGCGGCGGCGGCAACGGCGAACACCTCAGGCTCCTCCTTGACCACGGCGGGTTCCGACTTGACCACGACGGGTTCCGACTTGACCACGACGGGTTCCGACTTGACCACGACGGGCTTTTTTGGGATCAACTCACGGAGACCTTCCAAATCTACCACCTTGTCGAAATGGTGAGAGTATTCATCAAAAACTCGTCCCTTGGCCTTTTCGAAAACAACTACATCTGGACCAAAACTTTTAACATCGTTAATAGATTTAATTGGATAAGGATTAATTACATCAACTTTTGTCTTGGAAGATTTGCTACCCCATGCGCGAAGTTCATGGTCTGTACACATCTCGTGGACTGTCATTGAAACCGGACTGATAAGGGCGACTTTCATTATTACTTTCTGTGGACATTTTTAATCATGGCATTCGGGCGTTTGGATGGTACCAATCTCTTTTCGAGTTTCTCCTCGAGCCGCTTCAAGGTAAAATAGGCACCAGCCTGTTCGGCTTCCTTCTTGGTGGATCCCTTGCCAGTCCCCCACTGTTGTCCCTGGACGTAGACTCCCACTCTGAACTTGGTGGTATCGACGTGATCCAGTTGACGATACTCCGGTAGATCCCACTTTTGAGCCTGACAGACTCGCATCAAGATGTCCTTGTAGTTATCGTCGACCATCAGGCGATCAAGGCGAATCAGATCTGGATTGTCCAGGACTCCTAGGACGAACTTCTTGGCTTCGATCATTCCCAGGTCTAGGTAAATTGCGCCGATGAACGCCTCGAAGACATCTTCAAGTATCTTTGGATTATTGTTCCATCCATTTCTCATACCCTTTTCATCCATCTGAACCCAGTTGTGAAATCCCAATTTGGAAGACACATCCGCCAACGTCTTACCGCAGACGATTTTTGTTCTCGCACGAGTTAGAAATCCCTCCTGCAGATTCTCGTACCTATCGAACAAGTACTTGGTGATTATAAAGCCCAACACGGAGTCGCCCATAAATTCCAATGTTTCATAGGAACCTTCGACGCCATCGTGTTGAACAGAAGATTTGTGCTTGAAGGCCTTTCGATACACATCGATGTTTTTGATGTTCGTACCGATGATGGCCTCAACCTCCTGAGCGGATATCATTTTCTAAAAATAGGGTGCGTTTTTTGTTTAAGCCTTGATGAAGTGCTTGGAGATGTGCTTCTGCAAGGTCATATAAGAAAGGGTCTCTCCCTGAGGTGTCTGCAGTAACTTCTTCATCGCATCATCCTGAATAATCTTTCGTCCATCCTCGGGATGAGAAAGTCCCTTATCCTTTACGTACTGCTTGACAAAGCGGGTCACGTCCGTGCGAGAGACCTCTGTACCCTCAGCGACACCCATAAAGTCGGTAAGATCCTTGGTGACCTTACAGGGCTTGTTGAACCCAGTGTTGGCGGCACGCTCCTTGGCCTTTGACCCATCGGGATCATCCTGAACCTTGGCCATCTTGCGAACCAGCTTGGTAAGACTCTTGATCTCCTTGCGCATCTCAGCGATCTCCTTCATCACATCCTCAGTAGACATTGTTTTTCGTACTTACCCTTGTTTTCATTTCTTTAATTTACTTCTCAAGCAGAGATCCCCCGACACCACTGAGGATCTTGTAAGACATCGCTTCGCGGACGAGCGCCTGATCACCACAGAACCCACCTGGGGTCAAGTCCTTGGTGTAGTAGGCGGCATCCTTGCCTGGGCCGGGCACACACTCCAGTGTGTAAGGAAGCTTGGTGATGGCATCGCCGCTGATCATGGGCTCAACCTCCACCAGTTCCGGGGACAACCTGTACCCACTCTTCTTCATACCCATGAAGCACTTGACATACATGAGAGCGAGGATGGCAATCACAAGGACGAGGGCCAACTGATTACTGATCATACTTCTTTACTAGAACATTTGATTTTTTTCTGCGTTAAAGACTTGATGATAAGTTTATAGACTGACACCAGAAGACATGGAGGATTTCGAGATTGAACTTGATAATAATAGCGAGATCATGGTCGACCTGGACAATGATGAGCAGGATCTTTTCAACGGTGTCGTCCTGGATGCCACCAGGCGCAAGCGTACGAACAACCCGAGGATGAATGATCAACCCATAAATGCCCCTGCATCTTCATTCATGGCTTTCGCAAACCACGGAAAGCAGTCGCCTTCGTCGCGTCCTCCTCCGCCACAGGAGGAGCCGGAAGATCATGGTGAAGAATACGGAGACTATGGAGGTGGCGTTGGCCTTGAGGATGGCGGGGGCTATGAAGACGACGCGCCTTCCCCTGGGTACAAGTCCATCGATGACGAAAAGGCTGACCTTTTGAACAAGATTACGCGTCTCGAGAAGAAGGGTATCCGTTCCATCGAGAGACTGAACATGCACTCATCCATCCATGACATACGCGGTGAGGTCAAGCGGATGTCCTATTCGATCGAGGTGGATCAGTCTGTGAAGATGCAAAGGCGCATGCTCATCGCCTGTGTGACGGGGATTGAGTTCCTGAACAAGCGTTACAATCCTCTGGACATCCATTTGGACGGATGGTCCGAGTCGGTGATGGATGGGGTCGATGATTACGATGACGTCTTTGAGGAATTGTATGTCAAGTATCGTGGCAAGGCAAAGATGGCACCGGAGCTCAAGTTGATGATGATGCTGGGTGGTTCGGCGACGATGTTCCATCTGACCCACTCGATGTTCAAGTCGGCAATGCCTCAGATGAATGATGTCATCAAGCAGAATCCCGATCTCATCAAGAGCATGATGTCTGCGGTCGCGAACACGGCGGGCAACGCACAGCAGAGGAATCTGGATCCCAGACCGGTTCCGCCGGTGAACCGAAGGGAGGTTCAGGGTCCCAACATGGATCTCTCTTCGCTGATGTCTTCGTTCATGAACCCTCAGTCCACGACGACCCGCGATGTCGAGGAAGTTCGTGCTCCGGAATCACCACCAAGCGACGGCAACATTGAGGACGACATCTCTGACATTGTAAGTGTAAATGGATCTATTAAGGAGGTTGAGGTTTCGGCACCCAAGAAGAAACGTAGTAAGAAGGGCAAGACGACACTTGAATTGTAAATAATTTCCTAGTTGATACTAATAATGGTAGGATACTGTTCAATTGACGATGCCTACGGAGGACTTCCTCGGGAAACGGTCAAAGCACCGCCGGCTCCCGAGAAGGCTGCTGACCGGATTTTTCCCACCGACAGGGTGGAATTCTACGAGGTAGATGGTGTGATGGATTCGGAGTTGGGTTACATGGTGGTTCTCTTCATGGCTGGAGTTTTTGCTCTGGTTCTGAGGGACATTCTTCGTGCTCTATCTTGAGAAACCGCTTTCCGGTGAGATAGCCATGATAGAAGAGTTCCGTTTTTTTGTCGTTGTCCATAGAAAAATTAAATGCCTCGCCTTCTTTCATCTTGATGTAAATGGTAGGCTTTTCATAGACCACTCTATTTCTCATAATTGAATTGATAAAGTGTTGTATGAAATCAACAAATGATCCTATATGTGGTGGTTTTTCGACCGAAGGTTCAGGATCAAGTTCGATGGACACCACTTCCTGTATGTCGTTGCCCATAAATGGTGTAAGCGGGCACGTCTCGAATGCAGCCGAATCCACATACCGGTGGTCTTTGTACATTACAGACTCGAACAAGAATGGTATGCTTATACTCATACAGACCGCGTGAGACACCGACATGTCCGGGTGGGTATGGTGTGAAAAATAACAACTCTTCTGAAGTGTTATGTTGTATGCCGAAACGTAGAAGTCAAGTCCAGACCACTCCTTTAGTTCCTGAAACGTGAAGTCTTCTTTTCCAGCAAGTTCCATACATATCTTTGAAAATACATCTTTCCACCTGGATGCCGGAACAAGACCGTAGTTGTTAAGCAGGGATTTGAGATTAAGACGCATCAGTTGATTTACGTCCACATCTTTGATGATCTTAAACAACCTGATAATGTCCCACTTGGCGACCAAACAACCAAACGCTACAATCGAACCGGCCGAAGAGCCAGCGACTGCCTCGATATCTTTGGTTTTTTCATAATTTTGCATGGCATAGACGGTTCCAAGGATGGCATAGAATCCCATGGCACCTGGTCCAACGACAAGATACTTCATGTCCCTTTTTAGAACTCGAGAGGACTTTGTGAGCGAATAACCGCGAATACGATCCAATAAAGAAACGTGTTCCTTACGATCAGTTCTTGATTCGTGGTCATCCCGCTCAATAGAAAGTACATTCCGGATGCGAGATAGACCTCGCTTGGCCGAACCACGTATTTCATTACCCCACGAAGAATGATTATATACAGGATACCGAACACAGAGGTCATTCCCATACGATCCACCAAACCACCCATGCCTGTGACGGCGGGTGACAAAAAGGCGAAGAGGACGGTTGGAACAATGACCTTTGTACTTGTCACGTCTGGCAGTCGCACCATATCTATTGATTGCCAACATTTAATCTAACAATAGTACTCATTTTTACAAAACTCGGAAAACGTGATGTCTTCTGGAATCATTTGATCATAACATTGCTTCCTGTAGTTTTCCCAATTATTCCACAGCTCATCACTGTAGTAGGCTATCCAATCTTCATAGTCATATTCATTAGGATCAACGAACCCTTCGTCATCCTCGTCGAGTTGCGGGTCCTCAATCACCTGAGGCTCGGAAGCGATTGGAGTATAGTCAAGAAGATTAGATCCCACCATTTTGGTTACTTATTTACTCTTCAGATTTCTTCTTTAACTTGAGTTGAAGACTTGATGTCTCCTTGGGCTCTAACTTGTCCTCAATCTCCTTGATGATCTGGTTGAGACGTTCCTGACCTCCCTCAATGTAATTTGGTAGTTCATCCATTAGGATTTTCTTAGTAATTGCGGGCTTCTTGACTGATGTCTTCTGGGTGACCTTTGTGCCGCCACGCGTCTGGACGTCATCAATCTTCTGAGCCTTCATGTATCCACCAATGAAGGTCTTCAAACTGGTCTCACGGTTCTTAAGCACCTTGATGGCCTTCTGCGCCTCTGACAATTGTGTCTTGATCCCCTCGAGTTCGGCAATCGCCTCCTTGAACTGATCGCTAATCGGCATTCCTTCGGACATCGTTTTGTTAACCAGTGGCGCAATTTCTTTAAATTAAAACCGTTATTATTTTTTCAGTAACACCATAATCAAGATTGTTGTTTAGATTATTATTAGTTGTGTTTGGTTTTATGTAGTCTTTCATAGTTTTTCTAAAGTGTTCAAGATTATCATTATGAATACATACATGATCAGAAGGATACTTGTATTCTAAATAAAAAATATAGTAATTGTTATTTCTAATGAGTTTGAATAATTCTTCACAAGAAGTATTTGTTTTGATTAATTGATGTTGTTCGAATTCAACAATAAGTATGGGTTTATATTTATTTAGTAATTCTTTAGATCCATTTATAACATTTTTTTCCCATCCTTGTACATCAATTTTTATAAGATCTATTTTTGGAAAATCCATTTCATCTAAGCTTTTTGTGTCAACTAATGTGTAACGTTCGTTGGTGTAATTTGGTGTAAAATCTCCCATATTTACTTTTTTTGAAGTATTCACAATGGGCATCTTGACCTTCAAATTATCATTTCCACATGCTAGATTGTAATGAATAATATTTTTAATTTTATTATTTTCAGTATTATTTTTCAATAATTTATAATTTTGTGATTGTGGTTCAAATGCATAAACATTGCCATTTATATTTTTAGAAAATATCAAGGAATGATATCCAAAATTTGCACCCACGTCGATTACATTACTTAATTTAAAATTATGATTGCATATCTCTATAAATTTTGTTATATGGGGTTCCCATTCTATTTGTTTTTGAATACTACTTATGGCCAATAAATCATTTTTAAAATATTCAATTTCTAAATTATTAAAAACCACTTTATTTGTTTCATCATCATTCAAAAACACCTCATCAAAAATCTTCATAACCTTTTCGGGTTCATAGTCTCTATAGGCATTCCAGTCGTCATTTTTGATTTTGTCCTTGATCTTGTCAAATGAAATCAAAAGTGTTTCAAGGTTGTGTGGATTGTACCATATGGCCTTTTTGCCCAAGAGTTCCACGTGGGCATCATCAACCCCAGTCTTTGTGGCAAATACAGGTTTGTTCTTTGTTGAAAACTCGGCAATCGCGAGACCAAATGTTTCGCCATCCGCCCTTGCCCACATCATTGCGTCGCATGTATTGATGAACTCCACTTTGTTTTCCTTGTCGTAAATAGTATCCAGGTGAATTATGTTGGGCAATGTTGGACAGAATTGATCAAAGTTTGCAAAGAGAAAGTAAATGTTTGGGTACCTTGTGGCTACATTATAAACCGCTTGACGTGCGTACCCTATACTGAACCTATCTCTACCACCATATCCACCAAAAACGGTTGCGTCTGATGGTATACCAAGTTTCTCGCGAAGATTTCTGTCATGTTGTGGAAGACTTATCATATGAGGGACACATGGATATTTACCATTATTGTTCTTCACCCATTGAGAAACGGACGCATACACATCACCGTGAGGGTCGTGGCATGAAAATACACAATGCACACAATTTTTTGCTATTTTTGATAATGTTTGATCATTGAATCCGTATTTAATTTTATAAAAATGTGTAACACCATATTTTTCCACTATATCATCGATATCCTTGTAACTATCAGAAGCAACTACTGGAAACATAGTTTCGATATAGTCTATCATATCTTTCTTCTGACCTGGAGAGTTCTTATCGTATATGATGATTGACTTATTTCCAAGAATCTTTTCATTGTAATACGCATAATCAAGAATTGAACCTGTGGTACCCCTTTCGGATATAGTGTTTTCGCCAAATGCAACCGTCTTCATAGTAAAAAATGAAGTATACTCTTTAATTCATAAACAGTCAGAGTTGTTTCCCTGAATGTTTCTAATTTATTAGTTAATCATCTAAGCGGTACCCTGTCCAATCTCGAAAGCGGGGCGCATCTGATCCGCCACGATCGTGGACGTGTTGAAGATGCTGATGGGGTCCCGGGGGTTCGGGGGTTCCGAACGGATCTGCTGGTTGGCGTTACGGAGAGCACCGCCGACGGTCTCGGGGTAACCGATGAGCGCGCGGGGGTTCAGGTAGTTCTGACCCTTGAGGATGTCATCGGGAGCGAACTCGCCGAAGTCCTCCTGAGCCGCCACGT